GTCAAGATAAAGTGGATGACGCGGCTCGTGGAGAAATAAGTGGTGTATGAAAACATTTTCTACATATATCTTTGAAAGAATATCAAAGTCTGATTTAGATCAAGTAGAAAAGTATGCAGACAAATTGTTTGCATCTTTGGGAATAGATATTGAATTTACTAGACATTTTCATGATAGAGTGAATGATGAACGAAACAAAAAACCCATCAATCAAGCAGAGTAGGTTAGATTATTTCGTTTGACATACAAGAAGTATGGTAAGAAAATTTCACAGATGAATCCAGATGCAGAAGCAGTTATTACAGATATGGAAACAGATGTTAATATGCCATTTGTAATCAATCTAGATAAAGGTGGAATGTTAGATCTTGTTGCAAAGACAGTAATGAGAAAGAAAGATTTTAAGACAAGTAGTCAGAAATTAAGGGTATGAAATCATTTAAGGGATATCTAAACGAAACATTCCAAGATTGGAAGAGTGGATCAGCACCAGCATGGACTGAAAGTTTATCTACCATGTTGTTTGATCTACCAAGAGATGGTATTGTAGACATACACATTCCTTTATCACCTTCAATCATGAGTAGGATCTGGCCAAAGTCGATTCGTTCAAAGGCATTTCATTTAACTGATTATGATGGTCTTGGAAAATTAAAAGGAATGCAAGGAGGAAAAAGATCAATTTCTGCATTTTATAATATAGATGATTATATGATAGCAAACGGAATCAAAACAGAAGGTGGTTATGTTGTAGAGTTGGAAGGAGATGTTCTTGCCGCATCACCAGATGATATTTCAAGTCAACCAGATAAGTCGGGTAGAAGATGGATAACTGTTAGTTCTCTTTTGAACGGCCCCTTTGATGCTGATCCTGGCTTGGGTGGTAGAACAAAACTCAGAGGGATAGAGAAAGATATAATGGCTCTATTAACAGACATTATGGCTAAAAACGATTTGGGGCCATACAAAAAGACTATGACCACTACAGAAATTAATAAAGGTTGGACTTATCTTGGTCGGTCAACGGGTGGAAAAGAAAAATCAATAATTATCAAAGATTACATTGATGGTATGGAAAAGATTATGAAGAAATATTCCAAACCATTAAGATCTGTACTTACAGATTATACCAAGAAAAAGACACTAGAACCAGATCCAGATAGTGGAGATGTTGCAATGTGGGATGAATTAGTAGTCAATAATTTTACAATACAAAAGATTCATGTTGGCCCAGAGTATGCAGAGGATTTTCAAGATGATGATGATATAGATGGATTCCCATTTGAACTATATCAAGATACAGGAGACATGGTAGATTACATTAACAGGACATTACGTTGATAAATTTAACAGAATTAGCAGCAAGAAATTTTAAAAGAATAAGAGAAGATGAAGAACTACCAGAAGATGTTCCATTGAGAGTATCAGTAAAGGGTGGTGGTTGTGCAGGTTATGAGTATGTACTAGAATTTGGACAACCTACTAAAAGAGATTTATTTTTTGAGTCAGAAGGACTACCTATAGTAATAGATAGAAAAAGTCATTTGATAGTAGATGGTTTGGAAATAGATTGGTCAAAAGACTTATCAGCTCCCGGCCCAAGATTTCAGAATCCTAGAGCAGCTTCAACGTGTGGTTGTTCTACAAGTTTTTCAATTAAACAAGAAGAGGTGTTTACACCTGCATGGATGAAGTAATATGGCATATTCAGATAAGGTAATAGAACACTATGAAAAACCAAAAAATGTGGGAAGTCTGGATCCTGATGGGCTTTCTGTTGGTACTGCACTTGTGGGGGCACCTGAATGCGGTGATGTTATGAAACTACAAATAAAGGTAGATGAAAATGAAAAAATTATTGACGCTAAATTTAAAACTTTCGGATGTGGATCTGCTATTGCTTCTTCTTCGCTTGCGACTGAGTGGGTTAAGGGTAAATCTATTGATGAAGCAAGCACTATTCAAAATACACATATCGTGGAAGAACTTTCTCTTCCCCCTGTCAAGATTCATTGCTCTGTATTGGCGGAAGATGCTATTAAGGGAGCAATTAACGATTATAGAAAAAAGAATGGAATAGTGAGATGAAACAGTTTAGAACATTTATAACAGAAGAAATTGTTACTGATACTAAGAATATGACAAATCTTTTAGTTGATTCAATATATTCTAAGTATGTAAAGAAGTTTAGTAAAAATTCACCAGAATGTGTAGGTTGGATGGATGGTACTGAAAATTCACAAATAAGATTTCAAAAAATATATGAAGGTGGAATCGATGAAAATGATTCTGTCTTAGATGTGGGTTGTGGAGTAGCACATCTTCATACTTATTTAACAAATAAAGGATGGAACGGAAAGTATTTGGGTTTTGATCCCAACAAAAAAGCAATTGATCTTATAGATGAAGATATCAATGCTGTACATGGTACGATAGAAAATTTAGATGATACGAAATATGATTGGGTTATCTCAAATGGTGTTTTCAATTTGGGATTGAAAGAAGAAATGACATTTTGGATTATTGAAAATATGATAAGGCTTGCTAATAAAGGAATTATATTCAATATGTTACATGCACCTTATGAAGATGAAAAATATGAAGCTTATACTCCAATGCAGGTACGACATAAATTAGAAAGATATAACTACAGCAAATTAGAAATTGTTGAAGGATATATGAAAAACGATGCTGAATTCACAGTATATTTTTACGTTTAGGGATATATGGATAAAAAATTTAAACATTGGTTAGTAGAATTCGATTCACCACAAATCTATTGTGATATGGATGGAGTGTTAGCAGATTTTGATAAAGGTATAAAAGATATAATTGGTGGAAAATTTAATGATAAGAGATGGAATGAATTACCAGATGATTTTTTCTTACAATTAGAACCAATGCCTGATGCTCAACAATTATGGGATTTTATCGGTAAATATGATCCATTTATATTAACTGCAATTCCTAGATCATCCAGGGGACCCATTTCACAAAGGGCAACAGAAGATAAGACTAGATTTATGAAAAGATGGTTTGGTGTTTCACAGGATAGAATGTATCCTGTTATGAGAGCAGATAAAATGAGATTTGCGAAAGATGGAAGGGATGGAAGACCGAATTTACTCATTGATGATCACTCTAAGAATATTGCTCAATTTAAATCTGCAGGGGGAATAGGCGTACATCATACAAGTGCAGCTAATTCAATTAAACAATTAAAGAAGATTGGGTATAAATGAACGATTTATTTAATATGTCTGAATTTATAATGGTGGGATTAGTTTTATTTTCATCATTTTGGATATTTCTATTTAACTATAGGACAGACAACAAAGAAAAATATCAAAACAAGTGGTTGATTTTGTTAGACCTCCTTATCAATATGGGTATGTCTACAACGGGTTATTTACTCATAACTGTTGTATTCACAAATGTTCCACAATTAAAAGAATATGAAAGTTATCGTTATCCTATTGGCTATCTATTTGGTTTAACTTCAAACGTAAGTATACCAATCGTACTTAAATGGTTTCAAGAACAGATAACTAAAAAACTTAAAGAAGCAGGAAAGAAGTGAGGTAGATTATGGCAGAACAAAAGAGAAAAGAACATCAACATGAAGAAACTTTAGTAGAGTTAGAACCAGTAAAACAGATTGAAATAGAAACTAAAAATTTAATTGCATCAAGTAAAGTTTTTATATACTTAATTATTGGACTATTAGCATATTTAATATTCTTGGTTATTCCATCAATTGAAGAAAAAGTTACATGGATGGAGAAGGATCTTAATTCAGTATTGGTTCAATCAGAACGATTCAAGAAATCTACTAGAGTATTTGCAAGAGACAATCAATGTGCATCTTGTCATTTAAGCCCCGATTATTTACTCCACAACCTTCTTACCAAATATCCTAGTTTTTCTGATATTAAAGCTTTCATGCAAGTAGGACATCAAAGGTATTATACAATGCAAGCTCCTATACCAGATGAAGAATTACTAGAAATATATCGAGCACTACAATGATAATGTTTGGAAAAGTAATTGCAGCATTAGTATGGGTATTTTGGGTAGTTGCAGTTGGTTCTTCTGCAGAAGGACAAAATGTAAGTCCAGAATATGTTCCCACATATAGTACAACTTACGATAGGGTAATAAAGAGGGGATATGTCATTTGTGGAACTAATGATGAATTTCCTGGTTTTTCTCAAGAAGTAATGATGAGTGGAAGCGAAGAAAGATGGGAAGGTTTTGATGTTGATCTTTGTCGAGCAGTTGCAGCAGGGATATTTGGAGATGAAGATGCTATAGAATTTGAAATAGTCAATGGAAAAACTAGATTTGAATTTTTGTTAGATGGAACGATAGATGTACTTTCAGCAGCAACGACATATACCTATACAAGAAATGTACAGAAAA